GCAGCAGCGTGGTCGTTAGCGTTGCATCGTTGGGTGTTGGCCGCGCCGCAATGCGGAAGCAGAAAGACCCGTCCTCGTTGGACTACCTGAACATCATGCCGCGCACGCTGCTGGTGCCGGTAGTGCTTGAGGACAACGCACGGACGATCATCTCGTCCGACTTCAACACCGACACCACCGCGCAACTCAAGCGCAACATCGTCAAGGACTGGGGTCCGCTGACCGTGGTCTCCGATCCCGTCATGGATGCGACCAGCACCACCGCCTGGTATCTGATCGCCGACCCGATGGATGCACCGTTGCTGGAAGTGCGGTTCCTGGATGGACTGCAGACGCCGTACATCGGACAGGATGAAGAGTTCCTGACCGATGCCATTCGCTGGAAAGTCCGCCTCGACTACGGGGTCGCGGCGAATGACTACCGCGGCGGATTCAAGAACGCGGGCGCGTAAACCATGGTTCAAGGCCGGGTCACCCGACCCGGCCCAACCTGACACAGAGGAACAACCATGGCGACCAATCAAGTTTACGAAGGCGAGGTGCTGAGCCTGCTCGAATCAGCACTGACTCATCCGGCGCGGACTGGCAATCTGGTCGAATCCGGCGACCCGGTGTTCGTCGGATCGCTGGTCGGGGTCGCGCTCGACTCGGCCGCTGCGGACACCGACACCGTGCGCGTCGCGACCGAGGGCGTGTGGGAACTGGCTGTGACGGCAACGACCGCAACGGCTGACAGTGCCATCGCGGTTGGTGACAAGTTGTATTTCCAGAACGCCGAAACCAAGGCGACCGGCACGATCACCTCCGATGCAACGGCACCGTCCGACGGTGACACTGTGACCATTGGGACCACGGTCTACACCTACAAGACGGCGCTGACCACCGACCCGGCGGCGGTGCCCTACGAAGTGCTGATCGGCGTGTCGGCGGCGGTTGCGCTGGACAATCTGAAGCTGGCCATCAACGCCACCGAAGGCGGCGCCGGCAGCACTTACGGCACCGGCACCGAGGCACATCCGACCGTCGAGGCCACGACCAACGCCAACACTACGCAGGTGGTGCAGGCGCTGACCGCAGGCCAGGCCGGCAACGACATCGCCACCACCGAAACATCGTCACACCTCGCCTGGGGCGCCACGACGATGGGCGGCGGAAGTTCGGCATCGACACTCACCAAAACATCCACCGACCTGGGATTCGGCGTGGCGCTTGGCACGGTTGCGGCCGGCGTGCAGGCCACGATCCCGGTCAAGCTGAAGAGGAAGCAAATCTGATGGCTACCAATTACGTCCAAGAGGGTGAGGTGCTCGCACTGGTGGCACCATATACCCGCACCGCCGGCCAGGGCGCCAAGGTCGGCTCGATCTTCGGTGTCGCGCTGGTCGATGTGACCAGCGCCGCGACGGCATCGTTCGCGACTGAGGGAACGTGGGATCTGACCAAGGCCGGTTCGCAGGCCTGGGCCACGATCGGGCTGCCGATCTACTGGGATGACTCGGCCAAGGCCTGCACGACCACCGATTCGGGCAACACCCTGATCGGTGTCAACGTGGCAACCGTCGGCAGCGGGTCGGGTGAGACGACCGGCCGGGTCCGACTCAACGGCGTATTCTGACATGTTCGATTCCGCCGCCGCCGCCTGCAACGCATCCGTGCTGTCCACCATGGGCCGCGCGGTGACCGTTGCGGTCTGTGGTGTCGAAACGGTGCTAACCGGGGTCTACACCGCCCCGTTCGCATCGGGGATCGACCAGGGCACGTCCTACCAGCGGCCGGACCACTCGGTGCTGTTCCTGTCCGACGAGTTCGCGGATACCGGAGCGGCCGAGGGTGATCTTGTGTCGATCGGCGACCGTGATTTCTACGTCGCCGACATTGCCGCCGATGATGGCGGCATGACCAACGTGACGCTGAGGGCCACCTGATGGCTGTCGCCGCGACCATCGATGTCAACGGACTCGAAAAGCTGCGCGCTGCGCTGGCCGAGATGCCGTTGCAGGCGATGCGTGCCGCCAAGCGGGCGAACCGCAAGGCGGCCACCTATGCCGAGGGACGGTTCGCGAAGCATTTGAGTGCGAAGTCCGGCATCCCGCAGAACATCCTGCGGACGCACGAGGAGCGAGGCCGGCAAGTCGGTCGCGTCAAAACCTACCTCTCCGACGACGGACCCGGCGCCTACAAAATTTGGCTCGGCTACAACCCGCTGAAGGCTGCCTATGTTGGCGGGCTCAAGCAGGACGAATCCGGCGCCTGGGCGCGCGAATACTACTGGGCTGGCGCTTTCATCGCGCAGTTTGCATCCGGTCACCGCGGCATCTTCAAGCGGGGCACCACGCGCACCGCCTCCGGCCGGCTGGCTCTGGTCGAGCAAGTGGTCATGTTCCCGTATGCCGCCGAATTGGCCGACACGGTCGCCACCGAGACGCTGGACCGGCTCGGCACGCTGATCGATCAGGAACTCAAGTACGAGATGAGCAAGCAGCAATGATCGGTTTATTCGACGCCGAGCGATCGATCACCGGACGGCTGGAGCTGTCGCTGTCGGGTATTCGGACGATCGGGTCAAGCTCGCTGATCGCGGGCAGCAACGACATCAGCGGCATGCTGCCGGCGGTGTTCGTGGAGCCGGGACCGGGAACGGTGGGAGACGGCAGCGGCTACGGGGTCGCCGGCATCGTCCAGTCGTGGAGCATCGTCGTCGCCGTCAAGCACTGGCTGACCGCGCGCGGCGACAGTTCGGCGGCGCAGTTGGCCGGCGGCATCATGCTGCAGATCGTGACCGCGCTCGATGGTTGGTCGCCGGGTGAGGCGTATGAGCCGATGGTGTTCGTCGGCTATGCCGACCCGATCAGCAACGCCGGGTTCGCGGCGTTCGAGATGAGTTTTTCCGTGAACTTTTCGCTGCCTGAGTAGCAGCATCAAGAGGATAGAACGATGGCAATCAGCAGCAACGCACAAATTGAATTTGAAGCCGGTCAAGTGCTGGTCACTCTCGCCGCACTCACCGACAGCGGTGACCACACTGTCTACGAAGGCGCTTCGGCACCCTGGTCGCAGGCCAGCGGGTATACCCCGACCATCCGGCCGAATGGATTGGCGACGGGCGGCGCCGTGGTTCCGGCCATTTCTGGAACGAATGACAAGGTCGATGGTGGCGCGCTCACCTGTTACCTGGCGGGCGTTCTCACCACCGTCGCCGAGGATACTGACTTGGCGGTGACTCGCGGCGCTGATGCCAACACCCACTGCATCACCAGCATCACCATCACCAACGCGGGCGCTTATGCCTCCGTCGCCGGCACCGCGCACACCCATTTCGTGGAAACGCGCGATGCAGCCGGTGGGCCTCCGCTGATTCCGGTGGGGTCCATCGAGATCGCACAGGTACGCACAACCAGCACGTCCGCCGCGGCCATCACTGCCGACGAGATCTTCGACGTGATTGGCCAACATACCGAGCGTTACGACTACCCGGCATGGACGATCGACGCCTTTGACGGTGCGATCGAGTTCAGCGCGGCACTGCCGCTAATCCATACCGGCGCCGTGACCAAGGCTGTCTATGCCTCGTACTACACGCCGATTTTTCAGACCGTCGCCAAGGCGATCGACTTCAAGCCGATCGAGGCGAGCTACAGCGTGACGAGCCAGGAATACTACGGCGGCGTCATCGGCGGGTCATCGTCCAGCCTCGGACAGGGAGGGTTCACCGCCATGCTCGAAGACGGTCACACCGACTCGCTTCTGGCGCAGGCAGGAAACAACATCCTGATCCGGTTCAAGCAGGATCGCAACCGCACGCCGTACTCGCTGACGCAAGGCATCCTGGGCATCACCCGGACGTTCCCGAAGACCCAGCAAGTGCAGGCCTCCTGCACGGTGACGGGTGAGCATGTGACGGTGGACTATACGGGCTGATCCCATGGCGTTCGACGCGGCGAAGTTTTCTCGGCTGTCCTTATCCCCTAGAACCGCGAGGGTCCATCTACCTGCTCTCGCGGGCTTTTTTGAAAAAGGGGAAAAGCCTGAGTTCGAGGTCCGCGGCTTGGAAGGCGTCGAGTTGAGCCGCTGCCATGATGCCGTCCGAACGAACCGCGACATCGCTGAGCTGGCCGGACAGATCCTGGCCGGCGATTCGGCGGATAAGGTGACCGCGATCCGGGAGGCGATGGGCATCGGCGAACGCGTGCCGGACGAGATCGCGAAACGGGTGGAGATGCTGGTGATCGGGTCTGTCGAACCGAAGCTGGACCGGGAGGCCGCGCTGAAGCTGTGCAAGGCGCTGCCGATCGAGTTTTACCAACTGACCAACGAGATCACGAGACTCACCGGGGAGGGCGCCCGATTGGGGGAGTCGACCGGCTCTGGGGCGAGCCGACCGTCAAAGCAGCCTGTTCCCTCGGGTGGAAGCAAGGCCGCTGCCTCTTCGAGTTGATTCCGCAGTGGTTCCCTTTCGGGTTTCTCACTGATGTTGAAACCGCAGTCTGGGGGCGTTACATCGAGACGCTGCAAAAGTAGGGTGCAACGTGAGCAACTATCGAATGGACTTTCGGGCCGGTGAGACGGTCAAGGTCCGCATCCAGTACCCGACCGGAACCGACATCACGGGCTATCGGTTCATCCTTTCGCTAAAGTCATCCATGGCGGATGCGGACGCGTCCGCCGTTCTCCGCGAAGAAACGACCGCGGGCGACTACGCCGCCGACGATCCCGAGACGGGGCTTGCTTACCTGGTCGTCGATGCCGCTGACACGCTGATTGCGATCGGCCAGTATTTCTGGGACATCACGGCGGTCGATGCCGACGGCGAGGTGTTGACGCTGCTGCCGCCCGCCACTCACTGGGACGACAAGATCATCGTCGCCCCGAAAGCCACCCAGTCCGTGCTGTGAGCGTACAACCCGACATCTCCGTGACCGTTGCGGCGGATGTGTCGATCGCTGTCGATACGCGGGCGGATATTACCGTCGCACCGTTGGCAGTGATTCCGCTCTCGGTGTCTCCGATCACCGCCGAAGTCGTCGCCGACCCTGAGGTCCGCGAAGTGACCGTGGTGGGCGCGCCCGGGCCGATGGGTCCAAAAGGCGCAGACGGCAGCGGCATTGTCTCGCTGACCAAGACCGCCGCCGAGGCGATTGGCGGGCATCGTGTCGTCCGCGCATCGGGGTCCGGCGAGGTGTCGTATGCATCATCCGACCAGCTATCGCACCAGGGGTGCATCCTCGGGATCACCACCGGGGCCGTCGCTCTCGGCGCCGATGTCGACGTTGTCGTTGCGGGCGAAGTTACGGAGCCATCCTGGCAGTGGACGCTCGGGTCCGTCTACCTCGGAGTCAACGGGTTGCTGACGCAGACACCCCCGAGCACAGGGTTTTTACAGATCATCGGGACCGCGACGGAGCCTACGAAGCTGCTCGTCGCGATCGAGGACACCATCAAGTTGCACTGAGGGCACCGCCATGGCCGCGCATAAGTTTCTCACCCTGTCTGCCGGTCGTAAGACCGAAGAGGCCGCGATCAGCACCTCTGGCGGCGGCACCGATGAAGGCAAGATCCCTTGCCTCAACGCGTCGGGGATTCTGGATGACTCGATCACTAACGCCTCCGCGACGGCGGTGGCTGGCAAGCTCGCCAAGCTAGACGGCACGGGTCGTCTTAGCTCGGACATGATGCCGGTCGGAATCGGCGCGGACACCTTGTCAATCGTGGCCAGCGAGGCGCTCAGCGCCGGGAACTGGGTCAACATCTGGAACGACACCGGAACGCCGAAAGTGAGGAAGGCCGACGCGACGACGAGCGGCAAAGAGGCCGACGGCTTCGTGCTGGCGGCGTTCGACAGCGCCGCGACGGCGCTCGTCTACTTCGAAGGGTCGAACACGCAGAAGACCAGCCTGACGATCGGTGCTCGCTACTATTTGAACACCACAGCAGGCGGCGAAGTCGCAACCGCACCCAGCGCAAGCGGCAACGTCGTGCAGTATCTGGGCCGCGCGGTGAGTGCGACGCAGATCGTGTTCGAAGGCGAAGACGGCGTGATTTTGGCCTGAGTCATGGCGATCCCGAAGTTCCTCAAGATGTTGTCGGGCCGCGTGCAAGAGGCGGTCATGACGGCGCTTGAGGTGACGGACACGCTGGGCTACGTGCCAAGGGAGAAGCTGTCAGCAGCCCGCACTTACTACGTCCGCACGGACGGCAACGACAGCAACACCGGGCTCGTAAACAACTCCGGTGGGGCGTTCCTGACGATTCAGAAGGCCATCGATGTCGCCTCGAACATCGACAATAGCGGGTACGAGATCACGATCCAAGTCGCGGACGGCACCTATAGCTCAGGTACGATCACGCTGAAGTCGTTCGTCGGTTCCGGCGGTATTTCAATCGTCGGCAATACGACGACGCCAAGCAACTGCTACATCGACAATAGCGCAACAGCAGGCAACCACTGTTTCTATGCCGCGAGCGTAATCGGCGTCTGGTCAGTTAGCGGCTTTAAACTGAAGCCGGGGTCCAGCGGGACCGCTCTCTACGCCCTGGGGTCGCCGACGCGGTTGAACTTTGCCGCTATCGATTTCGCGGCGGCTAACCGCCACATCTTCAGTTGGATGGGCGCGCTAATAGCAGGGCTCGGGAACTACTCCATCAGCGGCAGCGCTACCTATCACGCATACGTCGGCTACAGCGCCATTCTCACTGCGAATGGCGTCACCGTGACGCTGAGCGGCACACCCGCGTTCACGGCGTTTGTCAACGCGGTCTACCTCGGCACCGTTTCGTTAGGGGCCAACACCTATAACGGCTCAGCTACCGGCACCCGGTATCTGGCCAGCATGAACGGCGCGATTTCCACCAACAGCGCCGGCGCCACCTACTTCCCCGGCAACGCATCGGGCTCCACTTCAACAGGAGGCCAATACGCATGAGCAACTACAGAGAGACTACGATCAACGGCGCCTCCTGGATTCGCGCCTACCGCGTCACCGCCGAGAACCCGCTACAGGGTCAGCCGTACGTCCGCTACGACGAGGAGTGGGCGATCAACCCGCCGGAAGGCGCGCCGATCACCCGCAAGTTGGGCGCGCTGGATGTGCCGTTCACCGCCGAGAACGCCGGCACCAGCTTCAATCTGATCAACCCGATCACGATGGAGCTGATCCCCGGCGCGAGCGCCAGCTATCAGGATCTCTACGTGCTGCTCTACTCGCTGTACTGGGCACTCGCCGAGGCGCGCGACAACGCGGGGGGCACGCCGTTCCCGGTTGACCCGGTTCAAGCCGCCTCGCTGACCCCGCCGCTGTAACCGGAAGCAATCATGGAAACCCAGACCGGCAACATCCTCACCTTTACCGCTCCGTATGCCGTCACGCCAGGCGATGGCGCGCTGGTCGGCGCGTCATTCGGCGTCTCGACCGGCGCGTTCGCCCTCGGTGCGCGTGGCACGTTCGACCTGTCCGGCGTGTTCGAGTTGGCGAAGGCATCCGCGCAGGCCTGGGCCGAGGGAGCGGCGATCTACTGGGACGACTCGGCCAAGGTCTGCACGACCGTCGCGACAGCGAACACCCTGATCGGTGCGGCTGCCGCTGCTGCTGCTAACCCGTCGAGCACCGGATCGGTGCGGTTGAATGGCGGGGCTGTGCCCATCACTTCGCTGCTGGACGGGAAGGCCGACGCTGACCACGATCACGATTCAGCGTATGCGGCGATCGATCACGACCATGATTCGGCGTATCTGGCGATCGGCGCGCCTCCGGTCCTCACTGGCGCGAATACCGTGTGGGAGGATCTACGCTTTCCGGCGCAGGCCATCAACCCGCCTGGTAACGTCGACGATGCGGACATCGAGCCCGCGACCGGCTGTCTGCTGTTCGACGCGAGCGCCACGGAAGTGTGCATGGGCGTCGCTCAACTGCCGCACGCATGGAAGCAAGGCTCAACGATTCGCGCGCATGTTCACTGGACACCGACCAGCACAAACACCGGGAACGTCTATTGGCGGATCGACTACCAGGTGAAGAACATCGGCGAGACGTTCGACTTCTCGGCCGGCTGGACGACGGCGAACACACTGGACGCCGCGGATGGCGTGTCCGGCAAACATCAGATTCATCAACTGGCCGAGATCACGATGACCGACAAGACGGTCAGCTGCATGATGCACTGGAAGCTCTCCCGCATCGGTGGCGACGGGACGGACACCTACACGGCGGACGCCCGGCTGCTGGAATTCGACATCCACTACGAGGTGGACTCGATGGGCTCCGATGAAGAATTGACGAAGGCCTGACGATGGCTGACCAGAAACTCGCCGTCGAGATCATCTTTGACGCGGTCGACAACGCGTCGAAGACTCTCGGCACGCTATCGGGCCAGTTCGGCGACCTGGATCAGAAAGCGCGCGGCATGGCGCAGCCGTTCGCGGAATTCGCCTCGGGTCTGCTGAAAACCGAGGCGGCACTCCTCGCTGTCGGCGCCGCGCTGGTGGGCGTGGCTGTCGACAAGGCCGGCAAGTTCGGCGACCAAATCGCCGAGATCGGCACCCTGTTCGGCGGCACGACCGAGCAGATGGCCGGCTTCTCCGCCGGCGTGCTGGAATACGGCGAAAGCTCGACCCAGTCGCTGGAGTCGGTCAACAACGCCGTGTACTCGGCCATCTCGGCGGGCGTGAAATACGACGACGCGCTCGGCCTGGTCGCCGAATCCGAGAAGCTCTCGGTTGCCGGCCGTGCGGAACTGGGCGAAGTCACCAAGGTTTTGACGGGATCGCTCAACGCCTACGGCGCTGCGACCTCCGACGCTGGCAAGTTCTCAGACATCCTGTTCGCCACCGTCAAGGGTGGCCAGACGACGCTCCCGGAATTGTCCGCATCGCTGGGCCAGGTCACATCGATCGCCGCGACGGCCGGCGTGCCGTTCGGAACATTGGGCGCAGCAATCTCGACCCTGACCGCCTCCGGTGTCGGCACGTCCGAGGCGATCACCGGCATCAAGAGTGCGCTGTCGAACATCATCCAGCCGACCAGTGAGGCGGAAAAAGCTGCGGCCGCGCTCGGCGTCAACTTCGGCGTGGCTGCGCTGAAGTCCGAAGGCCTGGACGGTATGCTCAAGCAGCTGATGGCTGCGACCGGCGGCAACATCGACCAGATGGCGCAGTTTTTCGGGTCCGTCGAGGCGCTGAATTCCGTGATGGCGCTCGGCCAGGACGGCGCCGGCAAGTTCTCCGGCGCGATCGCCGACATGGCCAACTCGACCGGGGCGACCGAGAAGGCATTCGCCGCGATGGCTGAGAATTACTCGCTGTCGATGCAGAAGATGGCCAACGCGGCAGACGTTGCGCTGATCAAGATGGGCAAGCCGCTCATGGATGAGTTCGGCGGCGTGGCCGATGCCATCTCGAACGTCTTCAAGGGATTGGGCACCGGCCTGGATGCCGGAGCGTTCGACCCGATCATCGGCATGCTCGAATCGTTTGGCCAGAAAGCCGCGGACACCCTGAACGCGATCGGGCAAAACCTGCCGGCAGCGCTGGAGACGCTGGATTTCACCGACCTGGTTCGCAGCCTGGAGGATCTTGGAACGACCGTCGGTGACCTGTTCGAGAAGATGTTCGGCGAGGTCGATTTGTCGACCCCCGAAGGTCTGTCGGAGGCGCTGCAGAAGGTCGTCACCATCGTCACCAGCCTGGTCGACGTGACGCGCGGCATCGCCACCCAGTTCGGGCCGTTCTTCGATGTGCTGGGCGGACTCGCGGATGGCGCCGGCAAGCTCGGCGAAGAGTCGTCGGTCAGCCTTGGCAAGTTCCTGGGCGCGATGGAGATGCTGTCGAGCTTCGGTGCCGGCATCGCCACCGTCAACGCCATCATCGTGGAACTCGGCACGGATATCAGCGGCATCGCGGACGTGGTCATCGGGTTGTCTAAGGCCATCGTCAACGGCTTTCAGGTCGCGTTTGATACGGTCGTTGGCGTTTTGGTGTCCTTCGCCAAGGACTTCGTGGACGTCATGGAAGGCATCACGCCGGACGTGCTCGGCGACCCGTGGAAGGACATGTCCAAGGAGTTGGGCTACGTGCTCGACGGAGTGAGCGCCAACTGGGAGAAGAACAACGGCGAGTTCGTGGCCGGTATCAACCAGATCGGCGCCGGCCTTGGCTTCGTCGGCGACAGCGCCAGCGATGCGGCCAAGGGCGCGGAGGAGTTGAAGACCCCGATCACCGAAGCGGCGACCGCTTCAAAAGGGTTCGAGCCGATCGACCTGGGCGATGTCGATTTCGTCGCGGAGGCCGCGAAGCGGTTGGGCGTCAACCTGACCGAGGCCAAGGTGGCGACCGAGGCGCTCACCGGCTCGGCGGACCTGATCGCACCCGAGTGGGCCAGCGCCGAAGACAAGGCGCGCGGCTACAAGATCGTCATGGACGAGCTGGGCAATGTCTCGTACAAGCAGGTCGGCGCGGCGGCGAAGGAGGCCGGCGGCGCTGTCACCGAGTCGATGAAGGAGCAGCAGGACCAGATCGACAAGGCGGCGAAAGCCGCGCAGGACTGGGCGCTCAAGATGGAAGAGATCGCATCGAACGAGCGCATCAAGACCATCGAGGCGGTCATCTCGCTCAACGTCGCCGAACTGGAGGCGCAGACGGCGATGGTCGAGGCCTCGTTCGATTCCATCAACACCACCATCGAATCGACCGGCAGCCTGATCGGCGACCTGTTCGGCCAGATGGACGGCAAGACGCTCGGCGAGAAGTTCGACATCCAGGCGCAGATCTCCCTGGAAAACAAGCGCCGCCAGGATGCGCTCGATTTACAGAAGAAGTTGGTCGAGGCTCAGGTCGACTACCTGACCAAGCGCGCGTCCGCGCTGGATCGTGGCGATGCGCTGATCCGCGTCGAGGCGGATGGACTGCAACCGGCGCTTGAACAAATCTGGTACGAGATCATGCGATCCATTCAGGTCAAAGCCGCTGACGAGGGTCTTGAACTACTGCTGGGAGTGCTCTCCTGATGTTCTCCGTGTCGCTTTGTGCTGCCGTGTTCGATCCCGAAGGCGATGTGCTGATCCCGGCCACTGCCGACTCCGAACTGTCCGCCGCGCAACGCCGGGTCAGTCGCACGGCCACCCTGGATGGTGCCGCCACGCTGGAGGATCTGGGGTACACCGCATCCGATGCGACGATCAAGGTCGCATTCAAACTGGCGGATGCCGACTTTGAGTCGCGCATTCTGCGGCTGATCCAGATCTACCCGCTGCTGACGATTTCGACCCGCTACGGCTGCTTCCTCGGGGTTGCGGACAAGTACATGCCCACGGCGCAGGGCGCGACCCTGCAGTTTCTGGTTCAACAACAGATCTCATAGGACGCCATCATGGCCAACAACCTCGCCTACCTCGAACTGCGGCTTTCCGGCGGCGCCAGCAACACGGACCCGGATGCCAGCCTCGGCGGCATCAAGTCGTCGGAGCGGATCTACTCCAAGAGCGGCACCGGCATCAGCAACATCACCGGCGTGGTCGTGGACGATGCACCCGGCAGCGCCGATGGCGCCGGGACGCTGACGTTCACGGCATCCGGCCAGACGCTGACTTGGGCTCCGAATGGCGGCACGGCCGGCGCGGCGACTGCGGTCGGCACCAGCGGACGCTACGCGATCCCCGGCAGTATCGGCTACCTGTTCGTGACGGTCACCGCAGAGAGCCTCCCCGTTGGCAATCAGTCCGACACCATCACCGTCGCGCAGCTCGCGAATGAGCTATTCGATGACATTGGCAAGGCGGAAAGCTACGACGGTGACATCGAGTACCGCGCGTTCTACGTCCACAATGGACACGCGACCGATCCGTTTGTTGGCATCAAGGTCTACATTGGCTCCGATGCCTCCGGGGCGGATGCGCTTGCCATCGCGCTCGACCTTGCAGGGACCGGCGACGGCGCATCGACCGGCGTGGCGGACACCGTCGCGGACGAATCCACCGCACCGAGTCCGGCGCTGACATTCACGGCGCCCGCCGCCATCGGCACCGCGCTGAGCATTGGGCAGCTGGATGCCGGTGAGAGTGCTGCCGTCTGGATGCGGCGGACAGTGCCAGCGGCGACCGTTACCAGCACGGCCAGCGACCTGTCGTCGCTGACCATCAACGCGGGTTATTGATTCCGCCATGGCCGACATCACCGGCACCGTCACCGAATCGCTCGACCCGGAAGATTGGATCGTCCGCGCGCACGTGCTGGAGACAGGCGCCTATGCGACGGAAGCGGCGGTTTCGGCAGGGAATTACACTTTGTCGGGTCTCGCGTCGGGCACGCCTTACATGCTTTCCTGCCACCCCAAGATGGGCAGGAAGTGGGTGGCGAGCACTGGGTTCGACTTGAATGACTACTGTATCCCGACAGCGCCCGCGACCACGCCTTACCTATTCAAGGCGACTGGGGTATCGGACAGCAACATCAAGTTCTGGATGCCGTGCAACGGGACCAACGCGTCCACCTCGATGACCAACAAGGAGATCACGGGTAAGACCGTGACCCGGTACGGTGATCTTCAGTTCAGCACGGCACAGTCGAAGTTCGGCGGGTCGTCTTTGTTGTCTGACGGGACAGGTGACTACTTCACCTGCACGCACAGTGATCTCGACATCTCGACCGGGGATTTCACCTTCGAGTTCTGGTATCGGACGACCTCGCTCGCCACGATCCAGGGCCTGATCTTCTGGGGCGATATCAGTTCCAACCTCAACCGGCAACAGATCACCGTCGCGACAGACGGGTCAATCGCCTGGTTTATCGCAGACGGATCAACATCTGAAGCGATCAACAGTTCAGCGGCAGCGATCTCGATCAACACGTGGCATCACGTCGCGGGTTCCAAGTCCGGCAGTTCGGTGCGCATGTACGTCGACGGGAATCAAGTCGGAACTACGCTAACCCAAACGCTGACGATCGCTTCGGGAACCACGATGTATGGCATGAGCGCCAGAAACGGCGGCGTGCAGCGTCTGATCGTCGGCAATGTCGATGACATCGTTCTCACCAAGTCGGCGAAGTACACCGGAGCCAGCTACACAGTGCCGACCGTGCCTTATGGGACAGGAACGACGGAACCGACGTGGGACACCACCACCGGCAACGCCACCAATGACGGCGAGTTGACCTGGAGCTGCAAGGGTCGCATGGTGCAGCCGATTATGAACGGCCCGGTCGTGGCGTAGTGGCCGTCTACACGCCAACGCCGGATTTCGAGTTCTTCGCCTCGGCATATACGCCAACCTCTGATTTTGTCGTCGGCAAATCGGCCGATCTCTCATTCAGCGAGCAATGGCTGCTCGATACGCTGCAATCGGCAAGCCTGTCTGCATCGTTCGGATGGTCGCTCTCGTCGAGCGTCACAAAGGACGTGACGCACGGCTTTGCCTGGATTCAATCCGCCCCGACCTTCGGCAACCGCACGGCCAACTTTGCCTATGGCCTGCAAGTTCCAGCATTCGCCGACACAGTGTCGAGCCAGTCATGGAAGCTCACGACCTACGACTACGCCGACCGATCGGCGGATATCGCATGGGCGATGGATGCCATCGATGCGGTTGAGGACTTGGCCTTCCGGCACCTCTGGCGCCTGCAGGCGACGGCGGTCTGGACGCGCGTCATCAGCGCGACGACGTACACGCTGACACTGACCGGCGAGGCCGACAGCACGACCGACCTGACGCTGCCGATGGCGTCCTTCTCGTCCAGGCTGCGATCCGGCAACACCAGCTACCTGCAGGTATCCGTCCCCAACGCGCGCGCCTACGCGGCCGAGATTGCCGCACGACCGAATGGCGAACTGGTTGTCGAGCGTGGGCTCCGCTGGTCCGACGGCACGGTCGAGGTGTCCGAGATCGCCCGGGGCACGATCTCACGCATCGATATCGACACGGGCGCCAGATCGTCCACGGCCTCGCTGCAGGCCGGCGGCACGACCACCAACAGCACGCCCAAGACCGTGGCACTGTCCGGCGTCTCGTACAAAGCCAACGCCAACGGCTCGCGCCGGGTCCGGTCCAGCATCGACAATACCCTCCGGCCGGGTGACACCGCGACCTATGACGGCGAGACGATGGTGGTCGGCGACCTGGTGCATGTCGTCTCATCGCGTCAAGGCTACATGGAGCTGACGGAGGCGACCTGATGGGCCGCGCGACGGTCATCTCACACCTCGGCGATGGCGAGTACCTGATCACACCCGATCCCGACCAGGCCTATCTGGACGAGGAGATCCAGCGGCTGACCGAGCAGCTCGCGACCGACACCCCGCGGCTTGAGGCGGCGATCATCGCCGAAACCACCGCACGCGCCGCGCTCGATGACGCGCAGGCCGGCATCGACACCATCATCCGCGAGGCGCAGGCTGCGAACAACGCGTTGCTGCTCGCGCTCCAGGCTGCAATGGACGATCTGGACGACGCGACCGCCGCGGAGCAGGACCAGCAGACCGCGATCAACGGCATGGTCGCCGACCAGACCGAGCAGCTGGCAGTCTACGACCAGACGATCGAGGATCTCGAGCAGCAACTGGCCGAGGCGTCGACCCCGGAGCAACGCGCCGCGATCCAGTTGCAGATCGATGAAACCGAGACGGAGAAGACCGCCTACGAACTCAACACCAACACCGCCATCACCGCCGCCTATAACGACCTGAAGGCGCTGAAGGCGACCACCAAAGCCAAGCTCGGCGTCGTCAACGGTGCCCAGCAGACCTGGAACGATCGCGACCAGAAGCTCGCCGAGATCCGCGCGGCGATGGATGCGGCGGAGCCGCTTAAGGTTGCCTGGTACAAGGCGCGCGATGATCGGGCCGCGCTGCAACTCCAGCTGGCGGCGATGGCGCAGGACATCAAGTGGCTGGAGGCAAAGCGCAAGACGCCCGCTGACACATCCGCCTGGTGCGCGGATCTGACCGAAACCCTCACAGGCGCCGTCGCGACCGTCGAGATCCCGGGCGAAACGGCCGGCGTGCCGGTGCTGATCCGTCCCGGGTATGAAGGCCGCGCAGTCTGGCAGGCGCAGGAGCAGCACGCCGCGCTGGTCGATGCCGTGCTGGCCGCGCAGGACGGGTGCCTATCGGCGCAATCGCTGGCCGACCTCGCGCGTCTCAATCTCGATGCCGCCAAGCAGCGCCGCGACGGGGCCGCGTCGACGCTTGCGCTGCTGCAGGCCGACCCCGACACGCTGCCGGCACTGATCGTCTCCGCGCAAGCACTGCTGGAGGCTGCCGAAACGACGGTGACGACCGCCGAGGCGTCGGTCACGTCCGCCGAGCAACGCATCGTCACGACACGCGCCACGGCAACCGCTGCCCGGGCTGCACTACAGGCCGCGAGGGATGCCGCGGCGGCCGATGGTGCGACACCCGATCCGCGCATGGCAGACGGCAGGATGCAGCCGGTGGCGTCATCCTCACCCTGGGCCAGTTTCTGGAATCGCGCCGTGCTGCCGGCCTGGCAGAAATGGCGCCCGATGTACCGCCTGGGCGAGATCACCGAACTGTCCGGCGATACCTGCACCGTCATGCTCGACGCGGCCTACTCCAGCCAGCAGGCGATCGACCTCAATCGCGAAACCGAGCTGACCGGCGTGCCGATTGTCTACATGGAGTGCAACGGCGACGCGTTCGAGGCCGGCGACCGGGTGGTCGTTGAGTTTGCCTACCACGACCAGACCAAGCCGCGTGTGGTGGGGTTCGAGTCACATCCGAAGGCGTGCGGCACCGATCATGGCATGTTTATCACACCCATGTCGGACCTCTCATGTAACGGCTGGGGCTACCCGCTGACGCAAGGCGAGCCGGACTGGGGCACTCCCGGCATGTCGACCGGCAGCGCGGTCGACCTGACCGGCTACACCGGACTGCTCGACGGTCGCGGCTATCAGGTCGGGCTGCTGAGTCTGACGGTGGACGGTATCCCATCGCCCGAGCTAGTGGTGAGGCACGGGGAACCGCTGTGGCCGGTCGTCGGGTCGACGTCGGTCGTCTCCGGGTCGGGTCAAACCGAGATCGCCGGCGGGCCTGTCGCCGTGACCGGCGTGTTGCCAGAGTCCGCGACCCAGCCGGACGGTTCCATCATCGTGCCGCGTTCCATCCCGGTCTGGTCGGTCAAAGGCTACCAGCCCCCATGGATCATCCCCTGCCAGCGGCAGCTGGCGGTTTATGAGACCGACGGGCTGCAGCTCCAGCTGCGCGACTACGACAACCTCTATGAGTCGTGCCGCTTCTCGTTCTACGGGCTGGCATCGGGGTCGCCGGTCTACCGTAACGGCAAGCCGGTGGCGTGGACATCATCCCCGGTCGGCGACGGCGCGTTCCTGGGTGTCGGCGTGCGGCAGGTGACCGTGTCGGGGCAGACATTCCGCCGGCTGCTGGTCATTGGCGGCGATCTCGACGCCTACTATGCCTGCTACTCCGACCCACCGTATAACACGCTGACCGTCTGCGGCACCTGTACCCGCGACAGCATCTCTAACCTGGCTGATGAACAGCACAAGATGGAGACCGGCCAGGATGCCGGCTATGTCGCTTGGTATTTCAACGAGTCGGGCACGATCGCCTCATGCGTGGCGGCCTACGTCCGCGATGCCGGCGAGTTCGCTGACAACGACCTGATCAACAGGGCGATCGACTTTCGTGTGCATCATATCGACTTCACCCTCGACGGCACGTCGGCGACTTTGCGATCCGAGGCCGAAGGCGCACTGGGTGCGTATTATCGCGACGACGAGCACTCATCGCACAGCACGCCGGTCGAGCGGACCATCGCGATCGGCTACGTCGGCGACGCAGAGAAAAGGTTGTCGTTCTGGTATAGCGGCCTTGTGACAGTCGGCTCCGGGGCGGGGCTGGACGAGGACGGACCAAGCCCTCAGTTTATAAGTAGCGCCTCCGACTCCACGGCCACAGGCCGCTACAAGATCAACGGCAGGACCGTGACCGGCGACATCGTCATGTACGACTACCACTACACGGGCGCTGCCACATCCATCAAGGACTGGGTCGGCCACTGGAAATGGGTGACGCAGGTCGGTGACTACACTACGGCGGAGACGACCGGCTACCTGCAGTTGATTGCCGTGGACTTCCGAAATGAAGCGGTGTTCTTCGCGCATAAGCGGCAGGCCAACGACTACACCCGGCACCGGGAGTGGTACATCGACACGTTCAACTATACAGACCGATCGATCAGGCTGGACGTGCTGTGCAACGCCGACATCCTCTATGCGGGCGGCGGCGAGATCTTTAACGGCGAGACGCCACCGGAGTGGTCCGTATGAGCACGCAAGGAGGCACGACTACGCTGCCGTGCGAGGGTGCTGTCACCGCCGGCACCAACCTGCAGGTGCTGGGTCGGCCGCTCGGGCTGATCAACTTCAACTACGATCCGCGCGGACACTTCGACACGATCCGCGGCAATGGCGGCCCAGAAGCCGGACTTGGGGAGAGCATGATCCCGCGCGCCAGCGTTGTCATGGATGCGGGCGGCAATGTGCTGGTCAGTTTCTACATCCAGGAATTCACGCAGCACGGTCTACATGGTCTTGGGCAGTTCGACATGACCGGCCTGCCATCCTGCACGCGATTCTCGTCTAGCGGGCAATGGACGGCGGCGCCCATCAACCAGCGTCCGCGCGGCCTCAAGTTCGCCAGATACTACGCGACAAACGGTGACATCACCGACCTCTCGACGGTGGTCGACCCGCCCGGCGCCGACAATGGCTGGAAACTCGGAGGAGTCTTCTGATGAACGTTGACCATCTGATCGAGCACCTGACCGAACCCAGCACCATCCGGGGCATCATCTGGACCGCAGGCGCCTCGCTGGCGCTGCTGTGGATACACAAGGGCGACTACGAGGGCGCGCTGCAAGTCATCACGCAGACCGGTCTGGCTGTCGGCGCGGTCGGCATGCTGACGAGGGACACGCCTTGCGACAAGGAACCCGACGAAGGAGGCGACGGCGATGCCGGATGAATGGGATGGGTACGATCGGCGCAAAGGGCTGGAACGACGCAGCGGTTATGACAGAAGGGGGAACATCTTGATTGACGACGAGAAAGCCGCGCCAGGGTTCACCATCAACAGTTGGCAGCAAGTACAGTCCATCCTCTACGTGCTGGTGATGTTGGTGGCCGGCATCGCCTGGGGCTTGAAGCTCGAAGCGCGCATCGACCGGGCCGACGACGGCATCAAGAACGCCGAGCAGCAACTGGCGCACGGCATTCTCCCGATCACCGAGGAGCGAATGTCGCGGATGGATACCGAAAACCGGCGACTCCTGGCAGACCTGGAAGGCCTGCGCGCACAAGTCCAGAAGCTGGAGCTGGAGTTCGCAGGCCACCGCAGCAACAACGGCGGGAAAATGGCCGCGCCTGCGACCGGCAGAAGGCTTTGACGCGTCCGCGCGTGCTGGTATAATTCACGCACCTATCGGATGGCTCGCCATGCGAGATGGTCCCCGCGGCTAACCCCGCGGCCAGGGGGAGGACCCTGGATCTCTGGGCCACGACGCCGACAGCGATGTCGCCGAAACGAGTCTGGGGCGGGGCGACGGTTTAGGCTCGCTGTCCCGGTAAGAGAACCCGCTCCGGCGGGTTTTTTTACGCCTAGCGTTTGGCGGTCGGTGTCATAGACGATGGCAGGGGCCGGTGATGGATGCCATGCAAGCTCTTGAATTATGGCGCCCCGGATACGATTCGAACGTACGGCCTTCCCCTTAGGAGGGTGAAGGCCTGACACTAGGCCGCTGATCTGCATGGATTTGTTGGCTGCCTATGACGACATGCGCGCCAGCGGCGCCCCAGCGTTCATGCGCCTGCCAGCGGCGCCGGCAGGGGGATTGTCATAGTGGATGTTATAGCCGGTCAATAGCCGCGCGCAGATTCTCGGGCGCGAGGTGAGCATAGCGCTCGGTGACCTTGATGCTGGAGTGGCCGAGGAGGTCACGCACCTCGGGCAGCGGCACGCCAGCCATCACAAGCCAGGAGGCGCAGGTGTGGCGCATGTCGTGGGGCCGGAAGTTGGCGATCCCGGCGCGTCGGCAGGCGGCCGCGAATCCTTTCTTCAGATCCACGACGTGCCCCGCATCGCTGCAGAACACGAACGGCGAATGCCCGCAGCGCTCGCGCCTGCGTTCCAGCGCCTGCGCGACGACCGCATGGATGGGGATCGTTCGGCGACGTCGCGACTTAGTGTGCTCGGCTTCGAGGGTGATGATGCCCCGGTCCCGGTCGACCCGTGACCATTCGAGCGCGAAGATTTCGCCCGTCCGCATGCCGGTATAGAGCCCGATGGCGACGAGGTCGGCGATCATGTCCGACGAGGCGTCCAGCAGCCGCTGCGCGTCCTGCCGCGTGATCCAGCGGATGCGGCCTTCGGGTTCGCGGAGCTTGGCCCTGCTGACGTGGTTCTGGAGTTCGATGCCGCGGTCCCGGGCATACTCGTTGATGGCGGCGGATAGCAGGGTTAATTCCTTGTTGATCGTCCCGGCGGCGATGCCGGCCGTCTGGCGGGTTTCGATGTACCGGAGGACGGCAGGGCGGGTCAGTTCGTGGATGGATTGGCCGGCAAGATGCGCGGCGAGGACGCGGACGGTCGATTGGTTGCGCTTGTGCAGGCGACCCGGTTTGGACAAATAGGCGGCTAGGACTTGATCAAGTGCAGCGATGGCGCCGCCGGATCGCTGGCGGGCTTTGAATCCTGAGGCGCGGAGGCCGTCTTCGAGCGCCTTGGCCTCGGCGTATACGGCTGTCCCAGCAGAGCGTCTAATCCGCTGGCCGGTGGCGTCGGTGTAGCTGATCCACCAGAGCGCGGTGTTTTTCTGTCTGTACGGCATCGATCGATGAAGGCATCCAGGTCGGTCTGATCGACGCGCACGATAGACCCGATCTTGATCGACGGCAACAGACCATCGCTGCACCAGCGGTAGGCGGTGCGCTCGGCGACCCGCATCCGGGCCGCGACTTCGGGGATGGTGAGGTAGGCGGTCATTCCATCGTCGCCTTGATCGCATCGGCAACCTGTAGCGCGGTGCCGTCGAGCCCGGCCAGCCCAAGTGCCAGGTCTTCGCATTCCAGTCGAGCCGCGAGGTCGACTGATTTGACGCCGCGCATGTCGTTCCATTCATTCATTGCGTCAGACCGCGCTCGTTGTTCCCACTCTTCCGGCGTACCGTCGCCAAGCGTCTGAATCCGTACTTCCCCGCACCGTGCGCCGCAACCGTCGCACTCAGCCACGCACCAGCGGAAGGTGGAGCCTTCGACAACGCTGACAGAGGTGGAACCGCACCACGGGCATGGCTTCGTGGTCATTTCTGCGACCTCATATACTCCTCCCGCTCCTCGGCCGTGTACTGCCGGACTTCGCCATGCTCGTACAGGTCCGGCCGGATCCTGGCCGCGGCGTTATAGCCGCGGCTGTATTGCTTCCGCGCGCGGTATTCCTCGCCGTTATCGCTGACTCGGGTGATGTGTTGGCTGGGGCCGGCGAGGTTGTCGGGTTGTTTCATGTCAGATCCTCATCGGCATGACGACGGAGCGCCAGTTCGCGTTCGCGACGTCTTCGATGACACAGGCGCCATTGTCCGAGATCAGCAGCGCGACGCTGTCGCCTTCGGCGATGTTGAGGCCGTCGAGCAGATACCGGCCGCAGTAGCCGTCGCGTCGGGGTTCGCCGTCGAGCTCCTGGGTGGCGACGGTGTCGTCTGCGGATTCGGTCGCCGAGTTGCCGAGCGAGAGTTCGATGGCGTCGTCCCCGGTTCGGAGCGCAACGGCCGATTTATCATCGGCCAGGACGAGCACGCGCTGCAGCGCGGCGGTGAGGTCGAGCCGGCCGGCGCGACATCGCAGCACGTGCGTGTTGGGCATCACCCGCCGGTAGTCGGGAAACCGTCCTTCGATGAGCCGGCTCGAAAGTTCGACATGGCCAATGGTGGCGGTGATGCTGTTGTCGCCAATGCCGAGGCTGACGATGCGGTTCGGCGGGACCTTGGCATCCTCGCGCAGCAGCCGCGACAGTTCATCGATGCCTTTGGCGGGCACGATGACCATCGGGCACGTCGCATCGGTGTCGAGCGGCATTTCGCACAGGGCCAGCCGGTGACCATCGGAGGCGACGGTGCGCAGCATGCCGGGCTGGATTTCGAGCGCGAGGCCGTTGAGGTAGAACCGGACGTCGCCGCGCGCGACGGCGAATCGCGTCTTGCTGATCGCAGTCAGCAGCGCCGAGGCGGGCAGTTCGATCCGCTGCGTGATCGCGCCACGGTCGAAGGCCGGATAGCCCTCGGCCGGCATCGTCGCGAGGCTGTACCGGCTGCGGCCCGACTTGACGATCACCCGCTCGCCGGCCGATGCGTCGATCGACACGGCGGCGACATCCGGCATCAGCCGCAGGATCTCGGTGAGCTTGCGGGCGGGCACCGTCGTCAGGCCTGGCGCCTCGACGTCGACCGTGGCCATCGCGGTGATCTGGATCTCGAGGTCGGTGGCGGTGATGCGCAGCTGGCCGTGAGCGTCCAGGTCGATCAGGAACTGGTCGAGGATCGGCAGCGTCGTGCGGCCGATGGCGCCCATCGAGCGGAGCAGGGCGGGGAGCATGCCGCCAGGAGTCGTCGTGAATTTCATGAGAGTGGTTTGCCGAGAATGAAGGCCTGTTGGAGTTTGCCGAGGTCGGTGTTGCGGAATCCTTCGCCGGGTATCCATTCGATGCCGATGTCTCGCGGCGCGTCGGGGTCCGCGCTGCTGCTGGCGGTGCCGCGCGAGATGTACGACCGGCAGGCCGCGCATTTCATCGTCTCGTTCGAGCGGGCCGCGCGGAGGGCGTCGTGGTTGCGATGGTATTCGGTGCCGCACTGGGTGCAGCGCACGCGGTAGACGTTGGAGTGGACGTGGCTGACGACGTGATAGCACCCGTAGCATTCGCCGATGCGGTCGGCCGGAGGGATTTTTCGCATCAGTCCGCCTCAAGCAGCCGGGCGACGCGCTGGTGGAGCGTCGGGAGGTCGCAGTCGTTGTCGAGGGTCCGGTCATGCGCGGCGACGGACAGTCCGTCCTCGGAGATGTGCGCTTGCACCTGATGGCCAGGGCGGCTCAGGTGCCAGAGTTCGCCCCGGCTGCGGACCCAGTCGGCCTCGTTGGCGAATCGCACGTCGGACACGACCGCGCCGACCACGCGGGTGATGACGCGGCATTCCCGCATCTCGATCAGCCAGTTCGCCTCCCGCTCGACGCGCCGGACCCAAAGATCCTCGCCGATCAGTTCACGCCCGAATTCGGTTCCGAGCAGCTGCATCAGTTCGCGCGGACTCCGCCCGCACAACGCGTCCTGCGGCTGTTCCTTGATGTCCTGGAGCTGTTCCGACGAGATGCCGAGCAGCTGTCGCACGAATCGCCGCAGCGGATCGCCGAAGGACAGTTCGTGGTAAGCATGCCGATCGACGAGGATGCTCGCGACGGTGCTTTTGCCTGATCCGGCGGGGCCGGTGAGTCCGATGATTTTCATGGGTTGCTTGATGGGCCAACGAGCGCCGATGGCGGGCGCGGAATGTCCACGCCGATCGGGCGCCAAAGGTGGAGCGTATAAGGGTGAAAGTTCACGTAGGCGGACTCGGGCGGGTGAAATTGCAAGACCATATCCTCCGGGCCCCAGAACAGCGCCTTGACGTGGCACATCTCGGCCCACCTCGGTGTGCGGTTGTTACATGACACGGAGACGTGTTCCCACCCTTCGCCATCGGAGGCGATGACGCGCAGCAGCAGCCCTCTGGCCGGATTCCTGAGAATGAATGCGCCGTTATTGCCCATCGTGGAATCTGAGCCAAGCGGACCGTCCTTGAGTCGGAATTTCTCTGGCACGTGGAACATCACCTCACCCTCTCCCGCCTGATCGCAGGCGGTATGGCAGGCAATCCGGCGAAGGGCGGGCGTGCATCCCATGCGGCGACCGCGGCCTCCTGACGCTCCCGGCCCGGGCCGACCGATCCGCAGCCTTGGCAGACGACCGCATAGATGGGCCAGGTCGCGACGCCGACCTCTTCGACTTCACCCTCGTCGCCGCAGAATGGGCACCGCATCAGTGCATCCTCCGATCGGGCACGCGCGGGAGGTGAACGAAGTTCATGCGGACCTGAATCTGACCCTGTTTCACGTTCTCCCGGTGCTCGCCTTCGATCTCGGCGATCAGGGCGTCGATGTCGGGGTCGGGGTAGTGTCGGTCGACCCAGCAGATGCCGCGCATGCCAACGTCTTCGAGCCAGACGAACAGGGCTTCGAGCCCGCGAAAGATCAGTCGCTTCATCGGTCAGTCTCCGGGAGGTTCCAGGCGCGGATCGCGTCTTCGTAGGGTTGGGTTCGGTCGCTCGGGTGCGGACCGACGGCGCCGCAGTGCGGGCAGACGACCGCCCAGACGTGCGGCTGGACTTCGGCCATCTGCAGGCCTTCGGCGGGCGTGTTACACCAGGGGCAGGGCTCAAGGCGCATCGAGCGCTCCGTGGTCGAAGGGGGAGCCGTTGGTCCGGAATAGCGCCTCAAGCCGCTCGGTATCGCCGGCGTGCTGATAGCCGACGGTTGCGGCGTACCAAAGATCCCAGACGCCCAATGCCATCGCTTGCGCGGTCGGCTCGCGGCGCGCCATCAGCGCGCGGATGCGGTGCTCGGCGACCTCGGTGAGTTCGTCATAGGTTCCTGCCAGCCGCTCCCGGCATTCGCGGTTCATCGCTGCGCCGTGGCGACGGGGCGCACGGTGTCGGCCAGCATGCCGTCGCAGGCGCCGACCAGGACAAAGGAGACCATGGCGACCATGACGGCCACCATGAGGTAGTCATGCCACCGGCATTCGGCATGCAGCCCGGACGGGCGCAATATGTTGCGGTTGGCGTAGTCGGTTCGGGTGTTCATGGCGGGCTCCGTCGTGTGCGTCGTTCACGGTAAAAGTACACGAAAAGTGTATAAAAAAGCAAGAGGCGTTTCACAGTTTGTGGATTGCCCTTTAACCGGGGCCGTTTGAGGCTATGTTTGTAGGGGAATCACTCACCGGGGCACGCCATGACCGCCGCATCCTTGATCGTCGGGTTTTCGATCCTGATCCTTTTCTTCCTGCCGGCTGCGCTGGCCTATCAGCGGCACCACGTCAACTTCGTGCCGATCCTGCTGGTCAATCTGATCTTCGGCGCGTCGGTCATCGGTTGGTTTGTCGCGCTGATCTGGGCGCTATCGGCCAACGTCAAGGAGATCGTCAAGCGGGAACTGCAACCGGACTCTGAGCAATCGGCCGGGTCGGGGTCGCGATGGGTGAACGATGCGCGGGCCGAGGCGGAGCAGTTCGTGGAGGAGATCCGAGCGGCCAAGACGCTGCAGCTGGAGATGACGCAGGGGGAGGATGGCGTGCTGCTGCATACGCCGAATCGGGCACCCTCATCGGCGCAGAATCTGTCGAGGCTTTATGTGTACAAGATCGACGCTTACCGCAAGGCCGTTGCGATGGCGCGGTCCGGCGGGTTCGAGACGTTGCTGCTGTTCGTGGACGGGGGCTACAGGCCGCGCGGGGATGTGGACCTGGGCGCGCTGACGGTCGAGGTGTGCGATACCTCATCGCCGTCGGGCCGGATCATCAAGCGGCTGCTGTGGCCGCGACCGGCGGGCATTTCGGTCATCGGCGCCAGCCATTCCGCGACCACGTCGGGCGCCGTCTAGCGTGGCTTGCCTGTCGTCGGCTGGTTTTTGGGCTCCCACACCACGTAGGTGGCGTCCTCGGTTTCATGGATCGTCAACGGATTCTGCGGGGTTCCGTTCTCGCGCGCATAGTCATGACGGTCCGCATCCCCATGGGCGGCTTCCGCCTCCGCGATCCGCAGGATCGACTGCCTTCCTCGCTCATCCGCCCGCCTGAATAGCGTCCGCAGCGTCGCGATCCACTTATCGTCCGGGTCGTCATCCAGCGTCAGCAGGTACGCAGCGCTGCAGCCGTAGATCTTCGCGAGCTGCTTGGCGATGTCGATGTCGACCAGCCGCAGTCCCTTCTCGTAGTTGCACAGGCGCGAGGGCTCCAGACCGTCGACCATCGCCGCGGCTTCCTTCTGCTTGATACCTGCCCGCTCCCTGGCGATGCGGAGGCGTCGGCCGATCTCGGCGGTGAGGTGTCGCGACGGTTGAGTCATGCCGCGTTTTTTGCCACACCCCCGTCGAACCTTCACGGAACGATTCGTGGATTGAATGTATTTGACGACTTCACGATTCGTGGATAATAATTGCGCCATGGACCTGTTCATCGAGTACATCAAGACGCATGGCGACGAGCACTGCGCGGAGCAGTTCGGGGTAACTCGCCGCGCTGTCGCCAGTTGGCGCCACGGGGAACGCCGCCCGCGACCTGCAAAGGCCAAGGACATTTCCGCTCGCTGCGGCATCCCGCTGCACAGCATCCGGCCCGATGTCTGGGATCCGCCGCCGAACCATTGATGTTGTCCGCCGCCGGCCTCGGCGGCGCTGGATTTTGGCAAGAACAACCGGAAAACCGGTAAGGACTGGCATTGCTCTGCATGGCTGAACCTCTCGACGTTGAGCAGAA